GTATGACACTGAGTCAGCTATTCGCTCATTAAATTTAATGTTTTCTGAGTGGTCAGTCAGGGGTATAAATTACTGGACTGTAGACAAACAGTCGTATACCGTTACTGATGGGACTGCTAATACTACATTGTCAGCAGGAACACTAGATGTCCTGTCTATGATCGTTAGGCGTAGCGGTTCTGACACTGTCCTTAGTAGGATGTCTTTAACTACATACCATAACTTGCCAGATAAAACTACTGAGGGTAGGCCTAGCAGTTATTTCTTAGATAGACAATATACTCCTGTTGTTTACTTATGGCCAACCCCGGAAAACTCTACGGATGTCATAGAATACTGGCGAGTTGTTCAACCAGACGATATAACTTTACTCGCACAAGATACAGACACTCCTTACCGTTGGTCAGAGGCGATGTGTGCTGGCCTAGCTGTTAAACTAGCACAGAAGAAAAACCCAGATCGGTATGCCGCTTTGTATACTGCATCTGAGGCGTCATTTACTTTAGCATCAGGGGACGAACGTGAAAGGGCTAGTCTTAGGATTATCCCAACTTCTGTTATAGCATGAGATATGCCAGTGGAAAAGATGCGTGGGCCATATGTGATCGAACTGGACGGAGAGTCCGTCTTAGGGACCTTAGGACTGAGTGGAATGGATTACGCGTTCATAAGAACGAATGGGAACCCAAACACCCACAACTGCGACCTAGATCAGTTGAGGATCCAGAAGCCCTGCGCGATGCACGTCCCGGAGATAGCGGCGTGGAGCATGCCACAGCTATCATTCGAAGAGGGGTTTCGGCAAAAGCTCGAATTGGCGAGCAGTACCTTAGTTTTAACGCTAGCCCAGCTGTGGCAGGTACTAACTTATCTAGTACGACAGCTCTTGGGAATGAGTCACACTGGAATTATGCGACTCCTGACGGCGTTTCTAGTACGACAGCTATCGGCGATCCGACTATCGTTCAAGGACCTAGTGTTGACGGCGTTTCTAGTACGATGGCCCTTGGTACTGAAACGCCCACCGCTTCTATCGCGGAAGACGGGTTCGCAATTACTAGTGCCCTTGGTAACGAAAGTATCGCAGTATCTGCTACGCCTGACGGCGTCTCGACTACTGTTTCCCTTACTAATGAGACTCCGCAAGCAGCTAACATCGGAACAGGGGTTTCCGCTACCGGAGCTGTCGGCGATGTTGAAATTAACGCATGGGGCAGTGGTACCTGGGGCGGGAGGACATGGGGGCAGTAGATGAATTACTCTGAACTAGTTACAGATATCCAACAATGGACCGAGGACGATTCTACCGAGTTTTCAGACGCCATACCGGATATTATAGCGCGAGCAGAAGACCGAATTTTTACTGACGTGCCTAGATTACTTCAAAACCGGCAAGTGCAAACGGGAAATATGAGCATAGGTAACCGGCAAGTTTCAGTTTCCACTATTCCTAGGAGGATAAAATCGTTCCAGATTACCGTAAGCGGGGCTGAGGTGTTTTTAAGGAAGGTCGAAAGTTCCTTTATTGATACCTACACTCCCAACTCATCTACACAAGGGCAACCAAAGTATTATTGCCAACTAGATGATAATGATTTTCTTTTCGCGCCGACACCGGGTGAAGCATACGCTTATACTTTACGTTATTGGGGGACACCGGCGCGTCTTACTTCCTCCAATACAACCACAACTCTTGGAACGATGTATCCTAATCTTATGCTAAAAGCTAGCTTGTATGAGTCGGGCATTTTTCTACAAATGGAAGAAGAAACAGTTTTTCCGATGTGGAAACTTGACTATGAACAGGAGGCAGCTAAAGTTGCATCTGAGGTAGAAACGTCTTATTCTGAAGATAACTTAAGAGGAGCCTAATAATGGCAATAGCTCAAGCACTATGTACTTCCTTTAAGGAAGAACTGCTGGGTGGCGTCCATGATTTGGACACCCACACTATAAAGATCGCCCTTTTTACTAGTTCTGCTAGTTTAGGGGCGGGTACTACTGCTTATTCAACAAGTAATGAGGTTTCAGGTTCTGGGTATTCAGCGGGCGGCGCTACGTTAGGCAGCCCTAGTATAGACTCGTCTGGAACAACTGCTTTTATTGACTTTGCAGACCCATCCTGGACAAGCGCTACTTTCACAGCTGCGGGCGCTCTAATATACAATGATAGCGTTTCGGACAAAGCAATCGCTGTACTTGCCTTCGGCGGTAATTTTACCGTGACAGCTGGCACGTTTACTATTGTGCTGCCCGCAGGTGACGCTAGTAACGCTTTGATCCGTTTAGCGTAAGGAGCTTAATATGGCCTCATCTGCATCTGATCTCATTAAATTTGAGAAGCAAGCCACAGGCGAAAACGCTTCTACTTGGGGAACAAAAGCGAATACGGCAATGTCCCGTATTGAAGAGGCTATTGCTGGAATGACCACAATTACGGTTACGGGCAGTAATTATACGCTTGACGATACCCAATACGTAGAAAATAGTTCGACTACGGCTGAATCTCACCTACACATTATAAAAACATCTGGTACCTTAACTGGTAATAGAGATGTTATTGTTCCGGCGAGAACGAAAACTTACCTGATCTGGAATACTAACGGCGGGGCCTATACGCTTACTGTTAAGACCGCCAGTGGTACAGGTGTTATTATTCCCCAAGGCGGTGTTCAATATGTTTATTGCGATGGCACTAACGTAGAAGCTGGGTCCTTAGGTATCAGTAATGACGGTACCAAGGTGTTAGACACTAATGGGAATGAATTAATAACCCTGGCCACAATAGCTTCTGCCATTAATGAGTTTACTATATCTAACGCTGCTGCTAGTAATGGGCCACAACTCGAGGCTACTGGCGGCGACACTAATATTGATATAGAGCTTATCCCTAAAGGAACTGGCGTTGTTAAGTCAGGCGCTACTGCTGTAGGGCTTGCTGGTGTTCATTCGGTTCCCATACCTGCGACCGGGATGTACACTACGACTACTAACGGAGCCGCTGCTGGCTCTACCGAATCTAGTAGCAACGCTGTTATGATTAAGACCTTTGACTTTGACGCTAGCACAGATGAGTATGTTCAATTTCAAGTCCCTATGCCTAAGTCTTGGAAACATGACTCAACTATAACCGCAAAATTTTATTGGAGCCATGCTGCTACAAGTACTAACTTTGGCGTGTCTTGGGGAATACAGGCTATAGGGTTTGGGGACAGCGATGGCTTAGACGATACTGCTTGGCCTACTGGAATTGTTGTAGATGACACTGGTGGAACAACTGACGACATTTTTGTTACCGCGGCTACTTCAGCAATTACACCTGGCGGAACTCTAGCTGCTGAGGATATAGTTATCTTTAGGGTTTACCGGGATGTATCTGACGCCAACGACACTATGGCTGTAGATGCCCGGTTACATGGCGTTAAATTAGATATAACAACCGACGTAGGGAATGATGCCTAATGCTTATCGTACCAGCTTCTATTGGGTTTTTTGGTGACACTACCGCTGAGGGAGCGACAGGGTACCAACCTGCCGGGGCTTTATATTTTGATGGTTCTGGTGATTATTTAAGTTACACACCAGCTCTTACAGGGTCTAAACAAGATTTTAGTATTAGTTTTTGGATTAAACTAATTAACCCAGATTTAGGTTCTACCTCTTACATCTTGTCGGCTGGTGATGGAACAGGTAACGAAGAGTTTGCAGTAGCCTTTTTAAACTCAGAAATACTAAGAATATTTAGTGTTTCATCAGGTTCTACTTATCAAAACTTTGATTATAGAACTTCACACTTATTTCGTGATCCTACAGCTTGGCAAAATTTAGTTATAAGTTTTGACCATAATAATGGAACTGCTGGTGACAGGATTCGTTTATGGATAAATGGTAGTGAGGTTGCGGATGCAGATTTTGGTACGTCTACTGATCCAGTAGATGGAGAGACAGCTTATTGGACTGATTCAGTTGCACATAATATTGGGCGTACTGTTCAAGGCTCAAATTACGTGCCTATGTATTTAGCTGATGTTATTTGTTTAGATGGTACGTCTGTAACAGACGCTAGTTCTTTTGGTGAAACTAATTCATCAGGAGTTTGGGTCCCAAAAGACCCTAGTGAATTGACGTTTGGGACTAATGGGTTTTGGCTGGATTTTAGTGACGGCACTAAAATTGGAAATAATGCAGGCGGTAACACTCACCCAGTAATGACTACTGCTCATCAGCATATGTTAAATACCGATGGCACTGCAGAACACCACAATATTCAACACGCGGCTACTGCTAGTACTACTGTAAAAGAAAGAGCCATATACCAAAGTTTTCAGGTTAGCACGACTGATCCAATCTATGGAGTACAGTTTAAAACAGGCTCTGCTGGTGCTGGCGTAATTGGCCTTCGTATTGAAACAGATAACTCTGGTGTGCCTAGTGGAACATTAGTAGCGTCCAGTGCAAAAAAAGATAGTCATACGACAGCAGGAACTAGTGCGCTTACTGGTATACTTGAGTTAGATACCCCATGGACACCAGCCGCTGATACTTCATATTGGTTAAAAGTCAGTGCTGTTTCTGGCGGTCATGGCACATATGGCACATCAATCGGTTTAGATACATCAAATACAGATAAATATACTGGCGGTACTGCAAGGCGAGACACTACCTATCAGGCAGAATCAAGAATAATGATTGATCCGGGCGATGGGTTACGGGAGGCTACAGGTGGCGGTGATTTGTACTTTGAAATCTATCAAAACGGTACTGAAATATTCACCCCATCAAGCATAGACCCAACCAACATTGTCGTTGATGGGCCAGCGAATAGCACTGAAAAGGAAGTAACGCTTTACCCGATTCTTGATCCTAATGCCGTTGGCACAAACAAGTGTGTCCTTTCAAATAACAATTTAACTTATGATTGGGATAGCTCTGGATATATGAATTCTTGCCGTGGAAACTTAGGAGTTTCAAGTGGCAAATATTATTGGGAAGTTAAATTAAATAATAACCCTCCAACAGCGGCTAATATTTCAACTAGTATTGGCGTTGCTATTTCAACAGATGGCGTTGTTTCGTCCACTAGTAATTCAGTTTATCCCGGCCAAACGGCTGGTTCGTATGTTTATCTTGTAGGTGGAACAGGCATTGGTGGTAATCAAGGTAAAAAAGGAAATAACGGCTCTTACGCAAGCTACAATGATGGAACATCAACAGCGGGAGATATTATTGGCGTAGCTTGGAATGCCGATACTCGTACGCTTTGGTTCTCTAAAAACGGTACATGGATTGATGGTAACGGTTCTGACAATAGCGCAACTGTTAAGGGTGAAATTGAAGGCGGTACTACAAGTTCATCTGCATATACTGGTGCAACTGCTGGAACTTATTATCCTGTTTTTACTATTGGTGCTAACGATCATGACTGTACTGTAAGATTTTACGAAGATGATTGGAGCTATTCCCCTCCCTCTGGGTTTGGTGAACTTAAATCTACTTCTACAGGCATAGGGAATTACTGTACTTGGAATCCAATAGCTAACGGGGGTGACGTTACGTTATCTGAAGGCAATCGCATTATGACCGCGCCAAATCCTAATGATAATAACTTTGTTTACGCTACTCACGCAATGCGTACTGGTAAGTGGTACATGGAATTTGGGTTTATTAGAGCAGTAGATTTCAACGACAGCGGCGTTTATCTTGTCGATCAGGCTTTTGATTTTGGTAGTAATGGTCCTCATACAACTTCATCTAATAATCAGTGGGGTGTTTCTCTGGAATCAAATTCACAGTTAGATTTAAGACATAATGGATCC